GGCGCGGCTAACAGGTGAGCCAGATACGCAGCCAGCGCCAACACGAATCCGTTTGTGTAATGCGAAGTAGCTGAATCCCTGTAGACATACCGCAGCACAGGACTTGCCGTGTTGCAATAGAACTCATTGCCATGAATCTCAAACTCGATCTGCGCGAATGGCGAATTAGAACCTTCCTCATACGCATTGACAGGCTTCACCAAATCCGAAGGCACAGCAAAGGCGTACTGGAAATACTCAGGCAAATCCGCTTCGATTAAGTTTAGTTTTTTTTGTTTGACGGCAAACAGCCAATCGCATTCGCCAAGAACTTTCTCAAGCGCAATGGGATAAAACTGCGCACAAGCAGCAGCATACTTGCCGCCATCAGGCGGATTGATGGAAATAATATCTGGCGACTGACCAAGATTAGCCAGTGCCAGATTGCAAATATCTGCCTGCGAGGCCATTCCCGCCTCCGGTTATTACTCAGCTAAAACTTTATCCGCTGCTTTTTCGGCAGCGGTACGCTCGTCGGCCTTGTTTAGGTCGGAAAAAGTATTAGGCTCTTCGCCTTTTTTCTTTTTGCGTGCCTTTTCGCCAGCGGTGCGCTCGTCGGCCTTGTTTAGGTCAGTATCAACTTGTTCGCCTTCAGCGTCATCAAGCAAGCGCATAACCTTCTCGTTCAGCTTGTGGCCTTCCTTAAGATCAAAAACATCGCCTTGCTTGTATAAATTGCCCGCGTAAAACACGGGCTTGATCGCAGCAACTTTCATGTAGCCACTCCTTACACAGCGTCAGGAACAGGCTTCCAGATAGGAGGCGTATTGGTTAAGAACGCATTCACTTTGCCTGCCGTAAATGCTTCGCCTGCGGTGATCTGCAGCACACCAAGGTATCGCTCGTACCGCTCGGCCTCGGAATAAGGAAGGCGACCAACAAACAAAACTGCACCAGCAACCGCTTCTGCCTCGGTAAAAGGCTTTGTCAGCAAATGGCGCGAGCCAGTGCTGGTGTTTATCGCTGCGGCATCATCGGAAGCCAGCACAAACTGAGCAGTGGCCGCGCCTCCGGTAGAATCAAACTCCGTATCAACCGAGATCACCAGATACAAATCATCAGTCGGAATTGCCAAATCCCGATTGGCGGCACCAAGATCAATCTGATTGCCTACCAGATAAGTGCCTGCCGCGCCGGTATTCAGCGCGGTTGCATCACAAAACTCTAGTGTTTTATCTACAAACATGATTATTCTCCTCAGATACCAGCTTCATTGGACAGGATCGCATCGCAGCGACGGATAGGAATGCCGTCGAACATAGGCTCACGAATCAGAGCGCCGTTCGGACGGGTCAACTGCTCGATACTCAATGTTGAACCTACGGTTTTGTTCATAATCTGACGACGAATAAAACCACGCACTGTTCGGTTGGCATAAAAAATTGGACGGCAGTTTCCGGTTGACGGCAGAAGGTCAATCGCCTGCGCCATCAGATCAATCAAGTCTGGGCCAGTTTCAGCATCACTAACCAGATCTTCCGCATCAATCTGAATGCGGACAACATAGCGCCAATCGGCAACAACAAGACCTGTTTGCACCTTGTAGTGCGTGCGATAGGCTTGCCAATAACCACTGGATGCATCACCAGCAGTAACTTCACCCAAATCATTGATATGGATACCAGCAGTTGAGCCTTTAGGGTAAATGCCGAAAACTTTGTCCGGAGCCCAACCGATCAGATAAATTGAAGTGTTGTCGGTGCTGTCCGGTGTGGCGGCACTGGTTAAAATGTTAGAGCCAAGGTCGCTTGCCTGGTCGTTAAAACGCGGCGCAAATCCTGTAAATGCTTCTGGCACGAGACCTTCATTACCATAAATCAGCTTGCTTGCCCACTCTTGCGAAATGCCCTCAATGTGCGCGGCATCTTCACTAGCGCGGAACGCCATTGCGTTGCCTCCAAGGTTTGCGATAGCCACATCAATCTCAGCGTAGTCTTCTAAGTTACCAATGGAATCAGTAACAGTGACGCGACTTGATTTAGTTGGCACAACGCCGCCGTACATTTTTCGCCATGTTGGAGACGGCAATGCAGTGCGCAGCGTAGACTTATGGCCAGTCACCAAATTACCCTCGACCATCGGCATGTCGTCCGTCATCGGGTTTACTTGGTTTAGGATTTCTGCGACTTGCGCAATGCCGCCTTTCGGGTCAGTTGCTCGCGCAATATCAATCAGCGTTGGATAGTTTGAAGCTAGAGCTGTCATGTTTTATTCCTCATCAATCGTTTTTTTGCATTGTTGGGTACATGGCAGCCAGCGGATTGGCCGCTTTTACCGCAGTCCCTGTTACAACGGCCGCATCACTGCCAGCCGCCTTACCCACGCGATAGAACAAACGCACTACCGCAGGATGGTTTCCGAAGCCACTGGCATCCAGTATTTGCTTCAATTCATCGTCGCCAAACTTGTCGATTGCTGAGACAGCTACCGCAAGGTTTGCGTCAAAATCTTTCCCGCCAACTTCCGCATCGTTGCGCGAATCGTCAGCCCATTTTTTAATCGTGTCGGCATGTACGCCTTCGGCTGTTTTGGTGGTGCGATCAACCAGACCAGCAGCCACATCCACCAGCTTTTGCGCTTGCTCTTGCGTCAGCCCAAACTCTTTTGCCAAAGGCGCAAAGTCATTGAATGCAGCCTCGTCAATGCGCAAACCTTCTGGCAGCGAGAACTCGCCGTATTCTTGTTCTTGCGCAGCGGCTTCTTGCGGTTGCTCTGCCGCAGGCTCTACTGCCGCAGCTTCTTCAACCGGCGCAACCACTTCTTCGATCACTGCTTCTTCTGTCATGCTTTTGTCTCGCTTTGCATTTGTAACCAAGCGTCAAAACAAACCGCCTTTAATTCTTTTTCCATCCCAAGGCCAACATCACGCGCGCCAGCCCTGTAGTGCAATTCTTCACTTGCGCAATTCCCGCTTGCTGCAATCCCGCATGCTTGAATCCAGCGAGACACATAGCGACGAAACGCAGGCAGCTTCATCAGGTTTTGCACATCTTCTGTGGCTTGCTTCGCGTACTGCTCGCGCTGCTTTGCCAGTCTTTTTTTTGCCTGATCTTCTGCCATGACTCAAATATACCCACCGCAAAACGCAACACTAGAACCAATCAAGTAGGCATTCCGTAACCAGAAAGCCCCTGCATGGCCGCCGTCATTTGCTGGCGTTGATCTTCTGGAATGTCGGCAAACTTCTTGATGGCATCTGCTGTTTGATTCGCCGCAGGAGCCATTGCCTGCATGCGCTGCATAGCCATAGCCTGCTGCTGTGCCGCGGCAGCCGCCTCCTTCATCTTCTTCACTTCGTTGTCGTCACGGATGATGGTCGGATTTAATCCGGCTAAATCCGCATACACATCAACGATCTGCTCAAAATCCACTTTGTTTTGAATTGCACTTGGATCGAATTGACCAATCATGCCGAATGTTTGCATTGCGCCTTGCAGCGCGCCCACGCCTACCGCTTTCTGCGCCTGAGCCAGCACAGAAATAAAATCCACTTTCAATTCCATGCCGCGCATTTCTTCTGGTGGTGGCGGCACCAATGGCTTGCCGTTGACCTTTGCCGCCATAATTTGCGCGAACACAATATCAATCAGTTGCTCGTGGATTTCATTGTGCAAACGCTCAAGCACTGGACCGAGCATCAGCATTTTTTCTTCGTGCCGCTCACTAACTTCCGTTGCCGTGATGTTGGAGCGCGTATCGTTCGCCAACATCAAAAACAGGTTTGCGTAGAAAGCGCCGTTGATGCGCTCTCGAATATCCATAATGTCATTCAGCACACCGTCGATGCGTGTGTTGACCTCATACGCAGTACGAATACCGCCGCCTGGTGTTGACTGGTCGTAGTAGTTTTCACCGCCAGGCGTTAAATCCAACCCGAACGGAGAATCGCGCAACTGTACTGGTATCTGCACAGGCGGATCCGCTTGGTAGTCGATTACCTTCGCTTTCTTTTTCTGATTGAATTGCAGTTGCTTGTTGTCACCCAATGCTTCCATGCCGGGACTTGTGCCGTAAATATCCCCGCCAGACACATCCCATCTAGGGCAGATAGCTGGAAAATAATCAAA